GACTTCCTCGCCCAGCACATTTTCATGCGTGTTTAATTGTGACGGTACCGCGTATATGGCATATTCTGTAGGGCTTTCAGCCAGATAGTCAACGCGGAATCTGTTTGTTTTGGATAGCGCCGGGCAATCCCGGAACCATTCTCGCAAGCGCCCTATATTAGTTTCCTCTGGTCGCATTTTGAGCCTCCTTTAGAATGTCCTCTTTATGATCTGCTTTCATTCGTTCAAACCAGAACGAACCAGCCAGAGGGTTAAGGTCCTTGCTGTACTGCAAAGACCGCCCTGTGAGGTGCTTTTTTGTACCCGGTTTTGAAAAGAACCTTGTCGGCTCTCCGCTGTCATCCTCAAATACAGGAATGTTCGGACCCATGACCTCTCCATAGTAGAGGTACCGGGCGTATGGTCCGGGGTAAGTGACTTTGCCGCTACCGATAGAAGTAGCAGTATAAGCACTTTTTCCCAGGGTACCAGTCGCCATAGGAACATACTGCAAGCAGTAGTCAATGACTGATTTATCAATGACCTGCTGTACCTTGCCGCCTGTTTCCAGATTGCACCGTCTCAACATATCTGCTGTGCCATTGTTCCAATGAAAATTAGCTTTTAGTGTGGTAGCCATTAAGCACCCACCACCTTCCAATGCTTAGAATGTGGCGCGCGTCTATCGTCCGTAACGCCCAAAATTGTGACGTACTCGCTAAACTGCTTTTTGAGATCCGCCGGGCGAATATCAGCGGCAGTATCAGCTATGCCCTTGACGATAATATCGCCATTATGCAAAGTGAACGCCGTTTCCGGCGATTCTGTCTCCGCATAGGCTTTAGGATCCAGATATGACTTTCCTCCGAAATCCGCGTCCACAGGGATACGGATAGTAAACTTATTTGCGGCTTTCAGCCCAGAAGAATCCACATTCGATGCTATATCGCAAAACCAGGATACTCCTTTTATTACCGTAGCAAAGTAAATATCATAATCGCTTTCAGCGTCAAGCCTTGCATTAAACACCGTTATGGTTTCATTACACAGCCTCATACTTCCACCCCCCTGTATAAGAGAGGTATTCCATTGTCGTCCTTTTCTCCCCAGAGGAGAGATTTGATTGTCGCATTCATACTAACGGCGGCGTCCTCAGCACCCATAGCTTTTCCATAGGATTCTGAGTATCCGTCCGTGTTGTATGATGTGACAACAGGATTTAAGACCTGAGCCTCAACACCAGCTGCAGCTTCAACTGTGATAAGTGACATCACGCACATTTTGACTGCCTCCGGCACCTCTGCCATGTCCTGAACTCTGGAAGCGGTCAGATAGTCAATGCGCTTGCGCGCACTGAACTCTAACCGGGTAAAGTCTGTCTGCGCTAAAGCACCGCCAAGCTCTTTGTATTCGTCATACGTTAAGTAATGAGCGTGTGCCATATTGCGCCTCCTAAGACTTAATAACTGTTACTGTATAAGCCGTAGCCGGGGCATTTTCAGCCTTGACAGCGATTGTAAGTACATTCTCTCCAGCAGACCAGTTTACAGCCGCACCGTTTGTCACGGCACCGCCTTTATGATTTGCATTTGTGAGGGTAATGTCTATCGTCGCGCCTTCCTCGGCTACCGCTTTGATTACGTTGGATTTATTGGAGGTTTCCGCCGTGTAGCTTATCGCCTCCGGATTAAACGACGGGTTTAATGCTAATGCACCGATAGTCAGCCCCGTTAATTGACTACCGGAGATTAGTTTCCCTCCGTACCAGCAGTGTCCCCATCTGCGACAGCCTGAGTATCCTCAAGCATTGCCTGAGTAACCTCAGTAGAGGAGATGTTGAACTGTAAGCCGTTCTTCTTCTTGTTGAGGATAAATACGTCCTCAAAGGACTCCTCGAAGTAGATATACTTGCCCTCAGTAACGGCAGTAGGCGCGTCAAGCTGAGAGAACTGATAGCTTACAGGAGTGATAACAGCAGAAGGGTGTACAAGGAACATATTGATCTGGTATGCTCCGCTTGTCGCTACCTTCCAACCAGTTGTGAAGTCATACTTTGTACACATAAGAGTAGCCGGTACTCCTACGATCTCGACCTCCTCGATACGGGATACAGAACGGTTTACCTGGTTTCCGCCGGACTGAACATCAAAGTTTCTTGTGATGCCAGCAGCCTGCTTTAACAAGGTCTGAACCTCGAAAGTACAATACAGGATACGGCCGTTTGCCGGAACTCTTGCATTATCCATATTAAGCATGAGCTTGTCGAATACGGAAAGTACATTGTTGGCGTTAAGCTCTGTCTTATCAGCAGTCATGCTCTGCTCAGTCCAGAGAGAGTAGAGAGTAGATACACAGTACGCATCCATCTCAGGGAACTTCTGCTCCTCGTTGAATACCTGAGTGATATTCTGGATACTTGCGACCTCGTTTGTCTGGTCAATATCCTTAGGATGTACAAGGGTAGACCACTTTCTCTGATTCTTCAAAGTCTTAGGCTCCCATGCGTTGTCGTAGTTACGCGTAGCCATTGCAATAGTGTCTCTGTTGCTTGCTACTCGACCGGTTGTAGAGATAGAAGGAATATAGATGGTCTTTCCATCCTCGCCCATTCTATAACGGCCGTTGTTCTCGGTAGCATAGAGCTTACCGAAGTTAAGCACATAAGGGTACATCTGAGCAAGCGCCTGGCTGTACTGAGATGCGTAGTTAATTCCTGCCATAGTTTAATTCCTCCGAATTTTCTTAATATTTTTGACCCTATTAGTTATCAGCTTTAGGCATGGGTCTAACGCCGGTAAAGTTGAAGTGAAAAGCGTTCGGATCGTTTGGCGCCGGCTGCTGCTTAGGCGGTAAAACGATGTCGGGCTTTTTAGGATCCGGTACATCCGGCTCCTTTGTCTGTGCGAATGCTGTAGGATCGTCTGCCTTATACTTGGTTAAGAAATCCTCATAACCCAGCAGAGTCTCCCCGTCCACTTTGAAATCTTTGGCGATTGCATCGCGGATAAATTCACGCTTTGCGGCAGCAGAGGAGAAGTTAATCTGATTAGCTTTCTCGCGTACCATGAACTCATAGGACTGTCGTCTCATCTGCTGTTCCATAGCCTCCTTGTCGGCTGTGTACTGTGTCTGTAAGCCAGAAAATGCTGCCTGAACCTCAGCCAGCTTACCGGAGTCTGCCTGAGCCTCTGTGAGCTTTGTCTGTAAAGCGGAGAGGTCTGTATCTCTCTGAGTGATCTGTCCTGTAAGGTCTGTTACCTGCTGTGTGAGCGCACCTACCTTGTCATTGAACTTGTCGCGGCTTACATAAGAGCCATCAGCGATATTTACGCCGTTGATTTTCGCCTCTGTAGCTGCTTTCTCTAAGTCCTCATAGGTCAATGCCTCATTGTCCTTGAATAAACTCTTGATAAATTCCAGTGCCATAATTTTGTGTCCTCCTAACAACATAGATTTAATTTGTATTTCCGCTGCCACTCAGCGGTAGTGTTGCCATCGCATTTATCTCCCTGCAATGCCGGGTCTATATAAAGGCATGAGCCTTTAATATCGTGAAAAATGGGTAAAGAAAAAGCACCTCAATTACTGAGATGCTTTTTCCCACTCCGAAAGGTATTTTTGCGAAATTTTTTCCTACTGTACTGAGAAAGGATTTGCACCCTGGCAAACGGGGCTAAGAAAAGCAGTACAGTCATGCGACCATGTCCGCAAACAGAGGGCTATACACCAGAAATTCCGCTATTTTGTTTCAGTTCCTAATACTCCGCGCGTTGCGCGATCTTCAACTCTACGATTGAGCCACATAAGCGCTCCCTCAACATGGTATAATGCCTGAGCTGTTTCGTAAGATGGATAAGGACCCTGCTGGAAAGCGGAAAGTCTGTCTCTGACAATTTCCAGTAAGTCAGAATCAATAACACCGCTGATTGCGTCAGGATCTTTTCTTGCGCCACACTGCATCTGGATTGTTGCAAGCATATTTTCCGGTCTTGTACGGAAAGTGTTGTCCTCATCAGAGATGCGTCCTGTGTTGAGCTTGCACACCTGGTATAAGTGGTGCGCGCCTCCAGGTCCGACCTCATCAATGGCGAATACGTCATTGAGCTTTTCCATTTTCTGAATTGTGTTTAACTGTTTCATAGTGTGCCTCCTTTTATTATTTGACCTTTACCGGCTTAAATCCCTGTACGGTCATTCTATCCCTGCGTGGAGTAATGCCGGATGCCTGAGCAACCGTATTGTATTTCCTTGCAAGGGCATTTATTTTTTTCTGGCAGCTCTGGCGTAGGGTGTCGTCCCCAGCGTACTGAGCTGCAACCGCAACGTCTTTCTGGCGTCGTATCTCAGTTTCAATCTCTCGCATAAGTTGTCCGGCTTCATAGATAGAGTAGTGCTTGCCCTCTATGTCACAGCCCTTTGCATTATCCGCCGCCCACTGTTTAAGCTGAGCGTCAGTATAACGCCGCGTAGAATACTGTGTTGAAAACGACATAGCGATGTGCATACAGTTCCATTCGCCGATAGGACGGCGGATAGCTCTGTACAAGGTTCCGTCAATATCCCGGAACGGCAAGCCATTCTGTATGTTATTGAAATCGGCTTTTGAAAATACACGCCCCTGTATAGGTTCGTGATCCGGCGCGCTTCTTGCGTGGGCCGACAACTCGTAAGCGTCATATCCCAGCTCCTCGCCCATCATAATAGAGCAGTTCTGCGCTATCTGATTTGCGCCGTCTATAACATTCTGCCTGATTGCAGTATCAAGGCGTCTGTGATAACCACTTTCATATACAACCTGCATACCGTTATAGCCAATCTGTTTAATCGCGTCCCGTGTAGCTGACTGATAATCAGTCATTCCGCTGGATACTGCCATTACTGCAGTATCTATGGCGGTACGGTAGCTCTCGGATACGGCGGTCGTGTTGGATAGATTTGTAAGAGTTTTTGCTGTCTGTATGCTGACCGACTGAGTGTACTGCGTTATCCGGGCTTTTGCCTCAGGAGATATACTCTGCCGCTTTAATGCCTGCGCAAAACGCTGATCGGTATAAACATCATCGAGTGCTGCCTGGTATATCTTGAATACGTCCCGTAGGCTTGTATTCGTGGCAATAGCCAGCCTTTGTGTGATGTTGTTAATGTTTGTACCCATCTCGGTCATTATGGCTATACGGTTAATGCTGGTAGGGTTAAGCTCGCCGATAGCCATAATCTGCTCAGCTACCTTCTCAATGAAAAAAGTGTTGACTTCCTCAAAGCGCTTCATCATATAGTCGATAGCCTTATTGAGATTATCGCCCACGGCTTACACCTCCTACTCAGTAGCAGAGGCAGCAGCTTTCTGGGCCTGTTGTATCTGCTGTTGCTTTTCAACTGCAGGTAACATACTTTCAAGGCTTTCGCTCTGCTCATCTGCCACAGCCTGTATAGCGGCCTTTGCCTGCGCCTTTGTTTCTCCGAAATACCATTCGCGCATTTCAGCTTTACTGATAAGCCCGGCATTGAGAAGCATAAGGCGCTCATTTGTCTGCTGTTCGGTATCTGTGACGATTGAATCGTCCCAGCTAAACGATATATCATAATCGCCCTCTGGTGCCAGATTGTAGATAGTTGCAAATTTATCCATAGCTCTGACCACATCGCGCAAGCACGTTTCAAGGGCTTTCTGGTTATCTGATACAGTGGAGTAAGAACGCTGACGATTTATCTTTAACTCCGTAGCTGTCTTGGCTTCCACGGCGGCATTTGAAATAGTACCACGGGAAAGTCCGCACAGATCCTCAACACTTTCATAGAGCTTATTCAGCCCGGAAATGAGAGAAGCATCGCGGATAGCAGGAGAGAACACATCGTAGGAGTCGTCTGTTCCTCGGTCAACGCCTCGGAAAAGTCGTTGATTGAGGTGTGGCATCTCCTCGCCTTTGCCGTCTTTCTTTGGGCGTAAGACCATAGGATCTACGTCAATGGCAAGCTCTGAACCCTCATACTCCCACAGTAAACGGGAATACTGCTTATCTACTTCCTTGATTACATCTCTTGCTTTTGCAAAGCAGGAAACGCCCATAGGACTGTCAATATCAATGCAGTTTGCGGCAGCAACTTTGTACCACCCAAACAACTGACCTTCTGTATTTTCTACAACTGCCTCCGGTTCCAGTGACGACCACTGAGGTACTGACTTAATAGGGATTTCAGTACCGATGGAATCACGCATATTTGACTTGAAAGCTCTCTGCGTGATTCTTACATTTTCGCCCTCGACACGATGACGCTCCAGGCGTGTGTAAACTGTCTTGCCCTCTGTGTAGGTGTCCCGGAAAATTACATCCGTGAGCTGCCCCTCGTCGCCGAATGAGAGAGGGTATAGCCCCCATGCCATAGTCCAGTCAAAATAGATATGCCCGTCCTTTGGGTATGGTCGGACTGTCATACCGCCGGAAGCAAGGCCCTGTTCCAGTTTCTCCCGGAGCTTAGCAATGCAGCGCTCAAATTCCTTTTTCAGAAATTCAGAACGTGGGTTAGAAAGTTCTGCGCCCTCTGCGTCCTGAGTATTGCCCTCTGCATCCTTACCAGTAATGTTCCAGTCAAGTTCCAGTGTGATAGAGCGTGCAAGCTCTGAACTGATAAAGGCTGGAAGATTACGGCTCTTGACTGATTTATCAGCAAGCCAGGGAGCCTTATTCAAATATAGCAAGTACCACTCATCCATAGCATTTATCATCTCTGGAGAGAGGGGGCTTTCTATATGTTCTACCTGTTCAATGTCTCTGTATGGTATCAATTTTCTGATTACCCCCTTTATAAGACTTAATAACTTGGAAAACATCGGTTTCCCTCCTTCATGCACCCCATGTTACAAACTCCCTCGCGCGCGTATATGAGCGTTCGCGTAGGCGTTTTAGGGCGTATAAATATACCTAATACCTCTATTTCATAGGGTATATTAGAAATAAATGTAACATTGTAACAAAATGCTCTAAACCCTTATAAATAAAGGCTTTGTGGCGTTACATTTTCTGTTACATATATGTAACAATGTAACTTTTTACTGTTACATTTTCTGAATTTGTAACGCGATTGTAACAGAAAATGTAACAGAAAATGTAACAGTTATTGTCCTTTTCGTTTC